TGGCCCAACAGAAAATGTCCAAGTGCATGTGCAACACAAAATCTGACCCGCATTGGCAATGGGCGCGATGTGGTAATATTAACAATAGTTGCACTAGGAGGCGCGGTGCTATATTGAATTTTTGTTTCTACAAACTCTTCATCCTCATAGTTTACTACAGGAAGAACACCCATTCTCCTAGAAATATTCAGAATATTTATTGGGACGTTACCATCCCAATGCAAATCTAGAGTGGTTTTTACAAATTTATCTACTAGGCTCATATCAAGTCTGTTCTTATTTTATGTTCAAAATGGTGTGGTTTTAGGTGCTTCTCCGTGATTCTAACAGAAATCCATGAGTTATACCATAGGTCAGAACCTATAACATCATAGAACATCTGATACTTTGCCTCGAAATAAGACATGGACCCGGCAGTATCACATAATAGCAAAATTTCTCTATGAAAATTTTCGGGGCCATACTTGATTACATCCTCGTTCAATGCATCGTTACTGCCATAGTAAGTAATGAAATCAGACTGAACTCGTTCTCTATATTTTTGTTTTTTTATTGATCGGATTTTAGTAGTGAAGAAATTCTTTTTCCCTATGTACTTTTTACCACTTAGTCTATTAGTGATACAATAGACAAACCCTATAACGTTTTCAGGTATTTCTAACAGGGTTTCACCATTATAACACCATTGGTGCTCCATCACAACATTTTCTGGGAAGACAATTTTGTGAGCACCTTCTGGTGGTTTTATATTTTTCTTTCTAGGTTTTTTTGTAGTAGTCGTTGTTTTTTCTGTCATAATGGCACCAAAATAAAATTTTAATGCCATTATTTAAGCAACGTTAAATTATGAGTTCTCTAACTGTTTTTATCGCAATACCATGTTCTGCGAATGGATCGACAGGAATATAACCCTGTGAAATTAGTTCTTGCTTCTGGAAAAGGTTAGAGTAATATTGTTGGACTGTTTTTTCTGATACCTTTTGAGTGGGCATTACTTCATAAAGAATTTCTGACATTTTTAATCTCCAATTAAAAGCCCACTATATGTGGGCTGTTGTTTTTATGCTACTGTACAGGCACCGCCTTGACATGCTGCTTGGTCTGTGAGGTTGGTGTGATCTTCATCCTCAATAACCTGTGATAGGTCAATGTCCTTCAACTTAGCAAACATTTCATTGAATGTTTCTTCGGTACAGTCTTCAAAGGGGCTTTGCTGGTAAGTGTGCCCATCGAATGGTAGAACAGAGATTCCGGTATAGAAATCCTTGTTTTCCCACATCCATTCACACACAGTATCCCATTCATCTTCCTTAATAGAGACAGTACAAGAGACGTTGTGCTGTTGAATTCCAGAAACATGGCCGGGTTGAACCCATTCTTGGTTAAACTTCTTAACACGTTCCATTAGATGAATTGCAGACTCATTACGAAGAATAGCATTCTTTGGTGCTCTCTGGGGTATAGAGATTACTGCATCAATATGTGGTTTGAATACACAGTCTTCGATTAGTTCTGGAATCACATTAAGTAGATACTTGTATAGAGATTCGTTCTTACCAATTCGCATACGGCGGATATAGAAATCATTGTGCCATGCGTGAATACCGGAAGATGAACCAACAACACATGATGTAGTGCCGCTAGGCTTAACACAAGTAGTACGTGCAGCAGGGTTGATACCAATCATCTTAGCGGTCTTAACGTTCTCTTCAACCACAACATTTGATGCTTCGGTTAGGTTTAGGTTTAGAACACCACCAGAAGCAATACCAGTCATACCAACACCGATTAGAGCCTCTTCTTCACAGTTTTCTTGCCAGATTGGGCGAAGATAATGGAAGTCGGTATAACCTGCCTGTAGAGTACCTAGGAAGGACGCAGCAGCGGCTCTAGCGTTGAGTTCTTCCTGAGTAATAATGTCAGAGGCATTAATCTCAGTTAGGTTACAGAACTGATTCGAGCGAAGACCAATTTCTGCGCATGGGTTTAGGCCACTATCAAGATCATCTGTCCAAACGAAACCGGGCTCACCACTACCAGAGTTACGAACAATTTTCCAGATATTTTGGAATTCTTCCTCTGATACATCACCACGCTTTAGAATAACAGAGTTATTAGCACGACCACGCTGTGGATTTAGTTCCCACCAACTACCAGACTTAGCATATAGCATATCGTTATCATCTTTGCTGAATAGACAAATCATTGCGGCTCTGCGAATCGTAAACCCTGAAGTTTCCTAAAGGTGTGGACTATCTCTTATCTGAAATATCTATCAGACCCGGATTTCTAGGACAGAGTATTAATTCATCTTTTCACTGTCTAGTCTCTGAACCTTACACATACTTTTATGATGTTCTGTGTAGTGGTAACGGATAGCCATAGGCCATTACAGCCCTTAGATTCCCCGTTTTAACCCGGTTAGGTGGCATTCGCAGCCGCAATTACTTATTGTTCTTCACGCCATTTATTATATGCTTTCTTTAACTGCCGTTTTACATAGGATTCATATTCCTTCTTTTCATCCTCTGTTTTGATACGTTTTGAATATCCCATATTACCTTGAATACATCTACTATGGATTAATTTTGAATCAATTCCAGTTGATTTACTCGCAATCAAAGAAGATGGGTATTCTTTACCATCAATGATGAACATATATTTACTAAGTCCACCTATCAATGAGGTATATTCACATGTTACCATAAATTCTTTTGGATAGCAAGGACTTTCTTCATCACTTCTTTTATCTTCCAGTAATTTTTGCAATTCTTCCCATGTTTTATATTTTCTATAAAGAACAATGCTATCCTTATCAGAATATAACCACTCACAAAAATTCTCAACGTGTTCTATTTTACTAAAGGATAGAACAAAACACCGCTCTCCTTTTTTTGGTTTGATGGATGATGGTATTCCCATCATATTTAATAGATATTGTTGTAATGTAGCAAGTAATCCTTCGGATGGATGTGTAAAACTTACTCTTGCAGAAATTCTATCTCTATCTTTCCTGATGGAATATGTTAAACAACCATCGGCATCAAATAGCCCAAGAATAAAAAACCGCATATTCTTGTTTGATATATTGACAATTTTTCTATCTTCTTTTTTACAGAGGATTCCATATCTATTAAAAAATTCACTATGCTTTACTGCAAATGTTTTATTGTAAGCTGGTAATGTAGCAATAATTTTACGAGATAAATTATTATTTAATATAGGATTACTTTTATCAAATTCCTCAATATTATCATTAATCCAGTTAACCACTTCTAAATCTGTAGAACTAACACCCATTCGATCACTTCTTTTTCCACATCCATTATGATATATACCATCACCAGAGAGAAAACCAATCAAATAAGCAATTTTTTTTTGTTCAATTTCTTCTAACTTTAACATACTCTTTTCCATTGAATTTTCTGTTGTTGGTAGTTCTCGAAAGAATCTACTTAATGTTTACCACCGGCAAGAACAGCATCTGCGATATGACATAGTATGTCATGAACTTCTATACTGGTTAAACGACGCCCAGATGCGCAATTTAGAACAGCTCGAATCTCATCAAGACAAATTCGTAAAGGGTCTGGACCCGGTGCTTTACCCCCAGAAGTGATTAGTTTTGCACCCTTTGGGCGAATATCACGGAAATCAAATACAGGGTCTGATTTTCCTTCTAGGTATGCACGAACAAGAACTTTTACAGAATCGGCCCATCCAATAATCGAATCCCCAACCAAATACTTTCGACTCTTAGCTAGTGGCCCCTTTACAGCAGGTAGCTTGTTGATATGGTGACTCTGAACGCTATAACCAACACCGGAACCGTTTAGTAGGTTAAACATGGTTTCCCAGAATACCGCAGGGTCATCGGCATTGGAGAAAGCACAGTTATAAATCCGTGAGGGGTTTAGCTCAATTGGTTGACCACCAAATTGCATTGAACGCATAGATGGTAGAACCTTCTTTGGTAATACGTATTCCTTATATACTTGTTTAATCTTTTCTTTAATTTGTGGGTATTTTCGGATATGCATTGCCATGTTTCTGGTGCATAGCTCTTCCCATGTTTCCCGACGATTTATTTCTTCTTCATACTTTGCATACTTGTTAAAAACGACTATATCACTTAAAATTTGTTGGCTTAGGTCCATTTAAAACTCCTTTTACTGTTTTTTCAATTTGTTGTTGATTTCTCTGATTCTTTCATTCTCTTTGGTAATAAGATCCACTAAAGAGTCGTTTCTTATAGCACACTCATTATAATCCAATTGCAGGTCTTTTGTATAGGTTATCAGATCACCTAACGTTGCACTATATTCACCGTCTTTATTTTTCTGTGGGACTGGCATCTGTTTGCACTTTACCAATTCCGCTGTCGGGAATTCGTTTTGCATTAAGGGTGGTGGCGTTGTTCGCCAGCAACTGCATCCCGCTAGAAGGAACAATGGTATCACGATAAACAGGTTTTTCAATTTCTATCTCCGTATTATTTGTAATTATTTTTACTGTTTGGCTATGTGTTTCAAGTTTCTTATTTAGTTCAGAGACGTTCTTGTTAAACATCTCTTGTTGCCCTATTAGTTCTTTCTGGTTATTTTTTAACGCATTAACAGTATTGGTCAGCTCAGTATTCTTAACAGAAGATTTTCCATATGAATATGAGACGTAGGATACTGCAAGATGGGTACTTAATAGAACAACTGTAATTGAGATAATGGCAACAGCTTTTGACTGCATCCCAACTAGGCTATGAGGTAATAATGGCATATATTCTCCTTTTTGTCAACATTTTTTCCACTGGTTGAATCTCATTCGCGCATCCAAACCACGAGAGATACACCGCTTTATTATCTGATGAACTTCTCTTAGAGAAAACCCACCAACAATAATCAAATCATTGATATCCTTTCCTAACGAATTGTCAACATCCCAGATCACCATTGAATATCCAAGGTCGATTAGCCTTGATTGGATGGTGGTAACTTCTTTGTTTCTTGGTTGGTTGTCTATAATCAAAACTACTTGGTCGGAAGCTATATTTAAGTCTTTTAACACCGAATCTACCTTACCAAATGCAGTACCGGAAACGGCGATGCAGTTAGGTAAAAATAAACTATCAATTGGACCCTCGACAACATATATAGTTTTTGTTGGGTCCACCTTATCCATACCAAAAACCTGTGTAGTGTCCTGTAGCTTCACCATTAGGTATCTCAGATTGGATTTTTTATTTAGTGCTCTACAAGTCAAACCGATAAGCACCCCATTTTTATCAAAAAATGGCAACACCAACCTCTCATCACCATAAGGTATGTCCAAATCTGGGTCTAGTTGCTTCAATTTTGTGGTGTCATCAATGTAGAAGAGGCGGGAAAGTTGGATTTTTGGGATTTTTCTTTGTATGCAGTATTGGTATGCTGGATTATCAGGGGATACCTCAGTAAGAGGTTTGCATATAGAACGGAAAATTGAGTCTTTGGTTTTGTTTTGTTCAAATACAACTGACATATCTTGTTTAGGTGGTTCAAATTCCTCAACTACCTTCCTTTCAGAATGCGATGACCCATATTTTTCCTTAAACAATTCTATCTTATATTGGTCAAACGTGTGTGGGTCTAATGTTTCCAAAAGTTCATAGAAGCTATGATTTGCACCACAATTATGACAATAAAATCGAAGACCATTCTTCCATGCGTAAATAAATGCCCTCTTCTTTTTCATATCTGTTTTAGAATCCCCACACAATGGACACCTAAAATTCCAGACATGATGTTTCTTATGAGTAAACTTGTCGAACTTACATGAAACAAAGTTGAGATATTTTAGATCTAGATATAACACAAATATAGTTCCCTAAAAAGACTTAAGGGTAGCATAGCTACCCCTAACCTGTCAATACATATTTTTGGTTACTTTCTATTAACCAGTGCATACCGCCGATCTACTGCCGAATGGCGGACATCTTCACTGTCATCTAAAAGCGCCCTATGCAAATTACTTTCAGAAGCATTAGGATGATTTACCGCAGTTAGTCTAACTAACGAGTCCTTATCAGAAAGTGCGTGCAGAACATGGTCAGAAGTAGCATTTGGGTTTTCCATAGCAGCAACACGAACCTCTATAGCAGGGTCATTCAATGCAGTATGTATATTCTGAAAAGACGCATTCTTATGGTTTGCTGCACGATAGCGAACCCTCCAGTCGGAATCTGCTAATGCCTTACCTAAGTGGTCTGGATGAATTTCATCGTCGTCGTAATCCGAAAAAGTATCGATTCGCTTCTCAACGTCTGGGTGGTTCAGTTGGTCATGAATTTTATAATATGAAGACTGTTCGTTTAATGGAACACTCTTGTTCAACTGTTTAATAACAACATCAAGTAATTTTGTCATGGTAGGATTTCCTCTATTTTACGACCTTTGTTCTTTAGTGTCCATCTTTTTTGTGCTTCTGGGGTGATTACTGGCTCGGTAGCTAAACCTTGAACCTGACCACTAGAGACACTATTCCCGATGCTGGCGGCGAGTTCTTCACAAACAACATCCTGTGTCCCTGATTCATATGCGGAAACCAATCTGGCGAGCATATTAGAATCTTCTGCGATCTGAATAATTACATGGTCCTCAAATCTAACAGTAGATGACTCACTCAACGCTGAAAACCAATAATCCCCTACATAAGGGTCAAGATGTTCGAAAACACTAAACTCATCTCTGTCATATGATTCTTTTACGAATGCTAACCCAGATGCATAACCACCAATTAACTTAGAAAAGGTAGGCATTGTCTTGA